CCAATCCATAATTCAAGCCATTCCTCGCTTGATAGTGTTGAGCTTACTGTCCACGCGCTTCCGGCTGTTTTTGTCGCGGGGCTAACGCATGTCCGAGCTGTGCTTGCATCTTGCGTAACTGCGACAATCTTGACGATATAATCCGCACCTGTCGGGCGATTGGTAAAGCTCCAGCTTGTGACGTTTTCCGAAAGTGTAATCGTGTGCTTATCCATGCCGTCAGCGCAATTAATGGTAATCACGCCAGAGGATGACGTTAGCGTGCTGGTTTTTTTGCTGTATGTTTTGACGGTAGCAGGTGCAAAGATAACGCCATCCGGTGTAACAACGCTCGGCGCTTGAGAATATTTATTTGTGTATGTGCCCAAAAAATCTCCGCAATACACAACAATTCCGCCAACAGCCGTCCCTGTACCTTGCTGCGCCAATTTAATGGCTGTCGTAACGCCAGAACCGCAATCTATAGTGGCCGTGTAATTACTTGTGACTTTCGCACCATTACAGACGGTTATGAATGCAGGAAGCAGTGTACTGCCGGTGTAGGTTATATCGGACATAAACACGGTATCACCGCGTATAATAATCACGTCGCCCACCGATACGACATCAAAAATAACATTAGCATTTTCTTTTACAAGAAGCTTACCGCTTGTCGTCAGATTTATACTTGCGATAGTTCCATCTAGATAGGTGTCGGTTGCATTTGTAGTAAAAGTACCGCCGACCACTGAACCATCTAGTGTAATGCTGGTAGATGCCGTTATAGCGAGTGAAGTTGGGCTTATTGCGCCGGATAATGTTACGCTGCCGCTAGTACACGTCATATCACCGTACAAAAAAATGTAGTTGGTTACGCCATTTTTTATATTAATTCCACTTGAGAATGTTGCACTAGAAAACGTGATTGATAGCACTCCAAATACGCGATAGAAGTAATAAAAGGCACTTGAGTTAGTGTGGCTTCCGCTCACGGTTACCGTTAAATCTCCAACATCTTTTGTCTGTATATCGGAAAAGAATGCGTCCCAAGTGGTGTAGTCACCTCCTGTCCCCACAGTGACGGTAAGTGAAGGGATGTAGTCACTCGCACTCACTTCCTCCCAAGCCGCATCCTTCCGCGCGTACTGCTTGCCGTCTGAGGGTGCGTCAGAAATTGAGTTGTTTATTTTTGAGAGCAACGTCGGTTCGATGTTGATGCTTTTTATAGTCGTGATTGCCATTTATTTAACCCTCACAATTTCATACAGATGATGCCGAGCGATATGTTTACAGGGCGAGTTTCTTTTCCAAGTCGTGGCGTACCGTTCACGCCGTCATCAACAGGCAGTCGATTATGCGTGACGTTATTTGTAATAGCACCACTGCCGCCTGCGCCTGGTGTGCCTACTGTATAAACAGTATCAACTGTCTTAAATCCCTGCATCTGGTCATCCTGAATAGAACCCAACTTGCGAGACGGATCAATCGAAGTTGCGCCCCATGCGCGGGAGAAACGGTCACGAGAATCCGGAAGCGTTATCTGACGATGGGCGCTCCAGTCATCTTCTGCCGAGAAACCACGTCCGCCAAGCACGGGACATTCTGCATCCTCGGCATTGTTCCAGATGTGAATAAATAAATCATGGCAGTCATAATTAGCGCGGTTCGTTGCGCCACTTGATGCGCTGCCGATTGTGCCGCCGTTCACCCATACCCAGCCGACCGGAGCTATTTTTTGGAAAAACTGAGCGACCTGCCCAGTCTGTGCGAAGCCGCCGACGAGAGAGCCGCCAAGATGAGCTGGAAGCACCGCTCCGGAGCTAATAGCCGAACTACCTACCGCTCCAGATGCAATCGTGCGAGCTGATACCGCTCCATCATCAATCGTGCGCTCGATGACGGACTTGTCTGCGATTCGAGTATCTGTAACAGCAAGCGGTGCAATCTTGGCTGTCGTAACGCTGCCGTCCACGATATTTCCGGCGCTTCCGATAATCTCACTAGTTACGAACAAGACAACATCGCCAAGGTTTAACGGTGTGTTGATTCTCACGGTGTTTGCGCCACTCTCTGTAAAATCAGACGGGATTAGTCGGCCTGAATTAACAAATACCTGAACTGCATTAACGCCAACCGAGTAGCTGTGCGTCAGCGTGAAGTCTTGCTGCCCTGCGCTTGCAGTGTATGTCTCTGTAATCGTGTTGAAATTAAACGCAGTCGCAAATCCAAATGAACGAATGACAAGGTCGTCTCCGTTAGGAACGGCGGCAGTCGTTGTTATGGTTTGCGCCTGAACGTCCAGCGTGTAATCAATGCCTGGCTCTAGCAGCACGCCTGCTACTGTCACAAGCATGGTCTCGACCGAATAGGCGTTTATATTTGAAACGTCAAACTCTGTCTCTGCACCATCGCCAACGTACGATACACGGCGCGGCAGTACTGTCTGGCCATCAATCACAGATACGCTTGGGATGTTATCGCGTACCCATAAGAGCGAGCTATCTTCTCGCTCAATGCGAATTTTAATCATTCCGTCAAACCACAAGTCGCACTCGCCGTTGGCATCCAGAATAATTGGATTGGTGTTTTTCGTACTCGCTGTGTAATCAGTGAATGTGTCGCAAGCGCGTGAAGTCCCTGCGTAGAAGGTGAACACCTTGCCGCCGGATAACGCGCCGTTTTCGTCGGTGAACTTGGTGCGTGCTGGAACTGATAAACCCGCCATTATTTACGCTCCTCTCTTGATCTTCCGGCGGCGGATCCTGACGCTCCGCCTGTTGTTGTTCGTAGTGTCTCACTGCGCTTCATTTTCTGCAACGCCGCCTCCAGCAGCAGATTATTCTGCTGAGCCTCTCTGCCACGCGAGAGCAGAATATCGGCCATCGCATTGCGCGTGCCTTCCGGCATGGCAACTCTTCCAGCCACCCTCTTCATAAGCGGAACGGCCACCGAAGCTGCCCCGCTGGTCTTTGCATCGATGGCAATATCAAGTGGCGAGCCAAGATCCTCGATGGACTGCAATCGCTGCGCCGTCTGCGAGCCTGCGCCTACCGATTGCAGGGTCTTCATTTTCTGCTGTGCGCGGATGGTGCTGTAAAAATCAGGATAGGCATCACCCAGCGCGAGCTTCAGGCGCTCACGAGTTGCTGGATTTTTCCATGCGTTAAGCAATTTGGTCTGACCAGCTTCTGTGCCTGCCAGCTCCTTAATGCCTTGCGCGACACCTATGCGGAACGGCTCAAGCTCGGACTTCTCCATGCCGCGCATGATGGTGCGCAGCTCAAGCACATCCTCCTTCATGGCTTTGCGCCCAATCTCGGCCAGCTCGATCGCTCGACTAGGCTCGGCATAGGCGGCGCGTGCTTGGCGTAATACCGACTTGCCATCAACTTGCGGCGCATGCTTATCAATCACGTCTGAAAAGTGTTTTGCCGCAGAGCCGAACTCATGCGCTAAATTACCCTGGCCGCTTACTGCTGCGCTCCGGCTCGAATCGCGCAACGAACGATAGACGTTTTCAAGAACGGAAAGCGGTATCTGATCGCCCTGTTTTAGCGCTGATAGGTCAACATCCATACGAAGGCCGAGCCGCGCCATCTTCTCTGCGGAAGCGTGAGAGTCTCGCGTCATCTGCAACGCCTTCGCCAGCTCGTCATCTACCGTTACTGCCGAATTGTCGATGATGTCATAAAGCGGCCGCGACTCTGCCGCTCGCCGCGCCGTGGTTGCGTCAATGTGCGTGAGATAGTCTTTGCCGCCTGTGCCGAGCTGCTTATCAAGACTGCTGCGAATCGCGTCATACCGCGCTTGATGACGGCCTTTAATGACACTCTGCACCTTCTCGGCTGCCTCGCCCGGCAGCACGGTAAGAACATCAAGCGTCTTGCGAGCCTCTGCGCCACCGATGTCAACCAGCCGCCCCTCTGAACCAAGTGCGGATAGCTGGCGGGCGCGGATTTGTTCAGCTGGAAGTCCTTTTGGCTTCGGCGGATTATCGCGTGTAAAAGCCTTCACAATTTCAGCAAATGCGGCCTCACGCTGGCCGCCTTTCGATGCGATGTTTTTTATTCCCCTGACAACCGACTGGCCGACCGCCGGAATAGGCGAGAACATAGCGCCAAGCACGCCGCCCTCAAGCGCTGCGCCTGCTCTATCGTCCTGCGCCTCTCCAGCCGACTGAATTGCTCCGGTCAATGTGCCGACACCAGCGGCAGCAGGCAGCGCCGTCAGGGCTGATCTCCCGCTAACAGTAGGCAGCGCGGCAAATACTGGAGCGGAAGCAGCGGCCTGCGTTAGTGCCGAAAGAATTGGATTCTTTTCGCGCTGCTCGGCGGCGGCCGCCTTGGCTGCTGCTGCCAACTGGTTGCGCTGTTCTTGCGGCAATCCTCTCACCATGCCGACGATCTGTGAGCCGATATCTGCGCCCCAGCCTATGGTTGGCCCTTGCAGCGCGTTGATAAAACCTTGCAGCGCACCTGCCGCGCCTCTGCCCTGTTTTCTTGCGCCCTGCAATCCTATATTACGCAAATGCTCCTGCGCTGTGTCTGGGTCGATGTCCATCGGAGATGATGCGACATCGCCCCAAACAGCCTCGAAGCTGTCCTGCAGGTCATCATTCCAGACATCTTCGGGATTCATCTTTGATAAGTCTGCCATCGCTTATCGCTCCAATTTATTAAATTGCGTTTCCCATTGGGCAGCTTTCGCTTTCTGTTCCGTCGTCCCTTTCTTCATCTGGAAAACCCACTCACGAAACTCTGGCTCCGTCTTTCCGATGCGCTTTAGAAATTCGGTCTTTGTGCGCTTAGTTGGCGGAATATTTTCCGCTTTTCCACCAGCCGCATCAATCTTACCAATCTTCGGCGCAACGCCGGTTCGGTATATATGAAGTGCTTGCTCGTAATCGCCTTTCGCAATCGCCTCAACTGCTTTAAGCGCCGCCATATAGCCCTCTCTCGTCATCGATGATGGACTACCCATCGCCCTTTCAAGTCGCGCCCATTCGGAATCAGTCATCCCGCCCATTCCCGGTGGCTTTCTTCCTAACACCAACCCTTCCGTATAGACACCGAGCGCTTCTGTATTGGAGAGAGCGTCCTTGTTGCCGATGCCGGTAACTTTGGAAAAGGCTTTTGTGCCGATGTCGCCAGCAGTGCCCCAGAATACGCCACCTTTTCGACCCATGATTTCTTTGATTGCGTTGACCTTCCCCAAAATCGACTGCGATTGTGCGAGCGTACTTTGAGCCTCGTCCCTTCGCTTTTCTTCTGACTTCGCTTCTTCCGTTGCTCGCGTAATGGCGGCGGCCTTGTCGGCCTGATGCTCTATGTCTTCCTTAATCGCAGTATCTGGTGTGGTTGCTTTTTTCGACTCAAACAAAGGTGCTCCGGTAACCTTGTCGCGGTATATCCACCGGTCACCGGCATCTTCTTTGACAGCCTCACCGATTCGCCCGTCCAGCTTTTTATACTGCACGTTTCCAAGGTTGCTTGTTAACACTAGGTTTTGATTGCCATTTTGGTCAGTGACAATCTGCGTACTTCCAAACCATTTTTCATCGTCACCTTTACTTGCCGATTCAGCCTCCTGCTGCGCCTTCATCAATTTCAGCGCTTCCTCATTGAACCCACCGCCAAGGAGTCGTTTAATCGTTTTATCAAAATCAAACGATTCCGGCGTTGTTTTTTCCGTGCGATTGACAGATGGGATAACATCAGTCGGCGAAGTCTGCGCGGTGTAGGCTGGCTGATTTTTCAATACGCCTGAAAATTGCTGCTCCTGCATGAACTCCGGACGCTGAACAAGATTTGCTGGACGCTGTACGCCTGATTCCTGCTGTAATGTGTCCAAAAGCGCATTAGGCATCTCGGCCTCGAAGTTGACCTGCGTCGTCTCCGGCGTGTAGCCCTGCTGCATAATTTCCAGCAGTTTATTCTGCCGCGCTTTTTCCTCGGCCTCAGCCATGCGCTTGCGCTGTAATTCATCAGCAAGCATGCGGCGCTGCTGTGCGGCATCACGAGCTTGATAAAACGCGCCAATGTCCGGCATCTGCCAGTTGCGATAAATACTTAAGTCAGCCATTTCAGCCTCCTAAAAATGCCGCCAAAAGATTGAGCGGCAGGCCACCGGTAAAGCCAGATGAACCGCCTTTATCTTCCTTACCGCCGAAATAGTCGCCAAATACCTTCATCTGGTTTTGCGATGCACCCATCGCCAGATCAGATAGCGCACGGTGCTTATTAGCTTCAACGTCGCCGCGCCCCAAAATCAGATTGGCTAGTGCGTTTGCTTTGTCAATGCCAAGCTGACCAATGTTCTGTTCAATGCCTGCGAGCGCTTGCCCTTCGCCTGCACGCGATTGGTAGAGCTGCTGCCCCATGCTTGCACCGAGGCCCACGCGATCCATCAGTCGGTTATAGGCGGCGTTAAATTCTTGCGAAGCATAATCCTGATTGTATTGGCCAAGCGCTTTTTGCTGCGCTCCTGACAGGCTCATGCCACCTGCTGCTGCGCCTCGTTCAAGCGCCTTCTGCCCTTCTTTTAACCGGAATTGATAGCCGGGGTCGGCCTTGACCAGCGCGTCCAATTTATCGGGGCTGCTTGTGTAATAATTGAGTTGATTCAACCCCTGTTGACCAAAATCGGCGTAAGGTTGCAATTCCTCGCGTGCGCCGGAAAGGTACTGCGACAACACATTACCGGATTGGCGCTGTTGATTGACAGCCGAGTCGTAGCCCTCGCTTATCTTGCCTTGCGCCATCATATTTGCGATAGCTTGCGCCTTTGCAGCGCTCTTTGCTTTCTTCCGCCCATAGCCGAATGACAGCAGGTTGAGCCCTGTATTCAATCCTAATTCAGCCGCGCTTCCTAAATCTGCCATTTTAATAGCCTCCTAGATCATCAATCATTGCCGCCACTCTCTCTGCAAGCTGTTCTGTTGTAACGGTCGCCGTGTCAAATGTTGCGCGCGACCGATTGCCGGTTGGATTGCCATAGCCATTCAACGACTTAACGGCTGCCAATTCGCTGGCGAGTGCTTCGAAAAAATGCGCCCATTCGCGACTCAACATCCCTCGGCCATCTGTTATCGTTCCGCGTGGAATCGGTATTTGTCTCATTCGCTCACCTCCGCCACTGCGTCCATGATGGTGAACCAGATCGGGTCGGTTATCGTTATCTCAAAAACACGCTGGCGAGATTGCCCAAGCCTTCGCCATATAACTCGGTGTCCGTAGTTGCCCACTCGCCCGATTGTTGCCCAATTCTCGCCAGACCATGTATGCCCACCGTCTTTAGAGTAGCGCAACATCGCCTGCGGTTCGCTTCCGTAGCCGTCAAGCTGGATTGCACTGCCGACCTCCATGTCTACATGCAGGGAGTCAATCGTAACGCGCTGCATCTGTATCTGAGCGTGATCGGTGGAGCGAACTCGTCTGATTAAATCCTCGTCATCCGTGAAAGTATCTTTGTCCATCTCAAAAATAACGCTGCCCTGATAATCGCCGACAAGATGCTTGCCGAATGCGTTGCCGTAGCAATTTGAGCGGTGGCGCGAGAACTTCGCCACATCTTGCCGCCAATAGGCACGCTCATGCCAAAGATTTGTTGTCGCGTCAAAACACCATGTCTTTCCGGCAGCCGGGAATGTCAGCACATAGAACGTATGTCCTGCCTCGCTGTATGAATAAGCGAAGGCGTCATCTGTCCTGTTGTATTCTGAGAGAGCCGACTCGATGGCGAGCGTGCTAATGCGCTGCGGCTGATAGCCATTAACGCACACGACTTGCAGCTTGTCTGTCAGCCAGAATAGCGTGTTACCGGCTTGCACCAGTGAGTAAGGCGCACCGATGCCGTAATCAATTACTGCTCCACTCATTCTTCTAAACGGGAATGTTGCGTCTCCGGTGTGCGACCAAACCTCTGTTGTACGCTCGCCGATTAACCATAGCTCTTGATAGCCGGTAACAAGTGCCAGAACATCATCTGGCGAAGCTTCGGCATTGGCAAAATCCAATACATCCCAATCGCTGCCATCGCGCAGTGCTGATAGATAGAACTGACCTGTGCCGGAATTATTCACCACGAAATATCCGGCGATACAGTCAACGTGCGTTGGTGTAGCAGGAAGTGTTGGAATTGTGAGTGCGTCATTGACCATTGCCACAATTAAATCGTTATTAGCAGGTGCGACAGAAAAAACAATTTCATCACCTGAGACCGTGAAGCCTGCATCTGGCACGCCGTTAATCGTGACAGCAATGCTTGGCGCTGTGCGCGTATCAAGCCCGCGAATGGTGAAATGCGTCTCCGTACCGTCGCCTTCATGTGATGTTGTCGCCTCTTTTTCATAAAGATAACCATCAACGCCATCAACGAATAGCACCTGATTGCCGTTTGTGGCGAAAACAATACGCGCATCAACAGTATTCATGATGCCGATTTGCACCGCTGATTTATCGCTCCTTATCAGGTAAATCGTAGCGCCAACAATCGAAATCAGCGCATCTTGTGTTGGGAATATGCCGCGAACTGGAGAGCTTGTATCGAAAGAGCGCCAGCGCTTCAAGCCGGGCGTCGGGTATAACGCGCGGACTTTTGCGCCGCCTGTTTCATTGGCGACGGGGTATAAATTAATGCACCGTTGCGCCGACAAATTGAGGCTCTTTGCCTCATACGCCGCGCCAACGAACGGTACTTGTATCAGCGCCATGTTTGAACGCTCCTGATGTCCGATAGGTCAGCAGGTGTCTGTTTCCGCGCCGCATTAAATCGCTTCAGGCTGGACATGCTGCGTGCGGCAATCTCGGCCACCTCTGGCGATACTGATTTGCCGAACTCAGGCGCGATGCGAATCGCAAGTGCATAGGTCAGCGCCTCTTCGTAGCCATCAGGCAGTGCTATATCGTTACTCGCAGCAAGCTGCGTCGTGGGAACAATCTGCAAGTTTTCTATCGCAATTCCGCGAACAGACAAGATGCCAAACGGCTTTGATGGGTTGTAATAAAACCCCGATTCACCTGCCAGATACTCGGCTTGCGACAGCTGGTTAATCGTTCCATTTGCGCTGCGAATCTCTGCCGGAGCTGGCGTATCAACATCGCCGCCAATGCCTACGGTGTAGTCACCATCGGTAAGCGATGCAGATATTGTTTCAGATGCGGGTATAAAAAACTCATCAAGCCCTAGCGTTTTGAGCATGACATTGAGCGCTTGAAGAGAGTCGGCTTCTTCATGAGCCGTTGGAACTTCGCTCGGATCGATGGCACGAATCAGGCGCAACGATCGGCGGATTAAGCTGGCGACTTTTGCCATGTATCACCTCATAAGGATTGGGAGAGAGCCGAAGCCCTCTCCCGTCCCTGCTTACTCAGTGATACGGCAAGCGTGCTCTGGACGCACAGCAGCGAAGCCAGCCAGTACGTCGATACGAGTACCCTCGACATCAGCCTTGCCGTCACCAAATGTCATCACGCGCAGGGCGATGCCACCGGGAGTGCGGGTGCTGTAACCTTCGCAGCCTGCCAGCACGGGCAGATCAGCGAACGCGGCGGCAAACGCATCGCGCTGGAACATCAGGTTCTGGCGGTAAGCAGTAGATACAGAGCCAACCAACGTCATAACGGCGCTATTCGCAGGCGATGCGGTGACGGTCTTGTTCGGACCAGTCGGACGAATCTCAGGGCTGATGGACAGCGTGCCGGTAGTGCCAGATGCTGTGAAGTCGGCTGTCACCACGAACTGTTGCAGCTCGCCGGCATCCTCGCCGGTCAGCGGATGGGCGCGATTAACACCAGCGATGGTGAACACTTGGCCAGCGCTCAGCGTGTTGGTGCTGGTCAGCGATTTAACAGCCAACGACGAGCCTGTTTGTGATGCGCCATCAACAGCGAAGCCGGTCGCTTGACTGCCGTTGGTGATTGCTGGCAGCGACTGGTGTTCATACCAATCAGCGCCGAGCAGCTCGCCGAGTGCGCCGCGAATCAGGCCGGAGTCAATGGTCTGCTTCTGAAACAATCCCTTCGTTGCATCCACAATCTCAACCATCGCGCCCGATGTAATCAGGTGCGAGCGGTCGCTAACGGGCGCTAGGAAGGCTTCCATTTTGGCGCGCGCTTGGCTGTGAGCTTTAACGGTTGACGGAACGCTGCCTGCTGTGCCAACAAGATTAAACGTTGCCTTCGCAGCACGCTTAATCATCTCAGCTTCGATGGTGCTGGCCAGAGTGCGAATCTGCGGGCGCAGGATACGCTCGCGGAACTCGGTCACGTCCAGCGCTTTCTCTTTAGCCGAGAATTGAACGCCGATGTGTTTGCGAATATCCAGCTTAAGATTGACTCGGCGCTCGGTTACGGCCGTGGCAGAGCCGCCGCCTGCGAACGTCTCACCATTAAACACAACGCCGACGGGCGGAATGCTGATGTCGATATTATCGCCGGTTTTGTAGCCGCCTACGTCGCGGCCAAAGTCTGATTCGCGTCCCTTGTTGATGTTGGAAAGAAAAGGAGACTCCTCTTCCAGTACAGCAGCGGCTTCTCGCGCCAGAAGCTGATGGGTGTTGATTGTGTTTGCCATGATGTCACCTCATTTGTTTTGTCGATGCCCTCCGTGCTGCGTACCACTCGGCGTCCGTCATCTTACTTTCGTCTTTGACAAACTTTCCGCCTTCGCCTCGCACAGGGGCTGTTACTGGTGCGGGCTTCTTAATCGTTTTTTGCTGTGCGCCGAAGCGCTCATCGAGACGACCAATTTCCCGCGCTTGTGCGAGCGATGACAGACTGGCAATAGCACGAGCTTTGTCAGGGTTTTTACCAAGAAAATACGCAATATCGCCAGCGTTGTCGGTATCGGCTAATGCCTCAACCATCGTCGCTGTAATCTGCGCATTCGGGTCGGTAACAACCTCTGCAAAGTCGTCGTATCGCTCGGCGGCGGCCTCCATCTTACTCATAAGAGTCGTTTGGATTTCATGCCGTCTGGCGTTTTGCCGGTTCTGTTCCTCTCGCTGCTGAAGCTCACGCATCTGCCGCTGTATCACTGCTGCTGCCCGTCTTTCTGCAACTGCCGCCACGTACTCATCGTATGTGTCGAAGTCGCTTGCGGACAACTCTTGTTGCTGCGCTTGCTGTGCGGGTTCAGAAAAACGAGACTCTAACGCCTGCAATCTTTCTTGAAGCTCATCACGCTCACGCTCGGCGTTTCTGCGGTGTGCTGTCAGCTCATTGATGCGATTAAGAAAGCCTTTTCGTTTTGGCGTTTCTTCCGGCGCATCTGCCGGTTCGCCAGCGGGTGATTCTGACTGGGTGACACCCTGTTCGGCAGACTCAACCGTTTCTGGTTCAGGCGCTGCCGCTACCTGTTCAAGCTCATCGCTCATTGCGCGTCTCCGCGAAGTGGTTGCCCGTCGATGCCGGACGGTTCGGCTTCTTTGATGATGTCAGGATTGTTGACATCCGTCAAATTATTTGCCATTGCTTGCGTTACTGCTTGCATCACCAGCCCGTTAATCTCGTCGGCTGTCATGGCAGGCTGCAACAGCTTCAGGCGATCTGTCTCGGCTTTGTAAGCATCAATTGCAATCTTCTGTTTGTCGATCTCCTGCTCAGATAGTTCGGCATGTGCCTGCTGTAACTGTGCCTGCATCTGCTGCATGGCTTGCTGCATTTGCTGTAAATCCTGCGCCACTTCCGGCGGTAGTTGCGGCTCGCCATCTTCGGGTTTTTTTAGCTGATCCGGCAGCATAGTCTTAAGGCGGTCGGCGATTTCATCCGCCCCCGGCCAATCCATGTTCTTGGCAATCAAATCAGAAACCAGCGTGGCGGCCTGCGGAACTGCCTGCACGAACGACATCATGCTGTTAGCCGCCTCGGTGCGCTGGGTTGCATAGCTCGGCCCTGTTGATACCACTACATCATATTTGCCGACCGTCATGTCATAGATGCGCGCGCCGCTACCCGGTATCTCTTGGTTAATCTTGATCAATCTCTCGCTTTCGTCACTGCCTAACACGCGGATGATGCGTTCATTGGAGTAAACGTGCGGAATCAGATCAATCATAATCTGCCCCGCACGGCGAATTGCACGGGAGAGATTGTCGATAAACGCAAAAGTGGCGGTGTCTGATTCGCGCTGCCTTGCGAGAATAGCGCGGCCTGATGTTTCGTTCGACTGGTCGCCGAGGCCAGCATTAAAAATGCCGATGGTGCTTTTCATTTCCTCGGCAGTTTCGCGGCTCTCTGTCAGGAAGGCAGACGGCACAGCGGGGCCACTATCTCTTGCTGGTCTACCGGCGGCTGTTGCGTTGTAATACAAGAATGCCGAGTTGCCGTTATTGGCGTTAGCCCATTGTGTTTCGAAGCCTTCTATCTGCTCTGGCGTTACAAGCCACGGTGCGGATTTGCCAAGCGCGACCATTTCGGTCGCGGCTGTGCGCCAGTAGTTGTACATGCGCTGCGGGTCTTTCGCAAAACGAATCAGGGAGCGCAAAATACGCTTTCCGCCCAAATTATCCTCTTCGCCAAAGACGGGAACGACTGGGATATATCTGCCAGGATAGTCGGTAATTGCCTCCAGTACGTCGTCACTTGACAAGGTGTAGCATTCTACGTGATGCGAATCGACTACGCGCTCGGCCACCACCTGAACGCCATCCTCTAGCATCGCCTCTGCGCGATCTTCGGTAAATAAATCACTTTCGATAACCGAGCCGTCAGAGAGTAGTAGCAGGGTGCGTTTGATTTTGACGCGCCGCCAATACTCCACAATCATCACGTTGTCAGGGTCATTCGCCAGATCAGAATAGATGTCAATGTCTGAAAAGCTGCGCGGCTTCCTTTTAGGCCATCGCTCCTCGAAAGCGTCCTTGCTCATCCACTGCGCTACGAATGCGAAGTTTATGTCGCCAGCATCCGCGCTCTGGAATGTTGGGTCGATAAAAACCGACAGCGGGTTGGTGATTCGGTGGACGGTAATGTCTTGGTCAAACGTATCTTCGCTAGCATATTCAATGGCGATGCGGAAAAATCCAATCCCGCAGGATACGGCAGACTCAAAAGCGGTGTCATATGCCGCCTCTGCTGCACTTGCGTTCTGGATTTGCCGAATAATACTCTCGCGGATTTCTGCCGCGTCTGAGTCGTTCGTTTCTACCGGCTGGATTTTAATAGCCGTGCGGTTTTGGCGCTGGTCGCCAACGACCTGCTTGATAAACTGCGGCAGGCGGTTGATGGTAAGGCACGGTTGCCCTCTCTTGGCGCGAGACGACTTAATATCCTCCGGCCACTGGTTGCCGTTCTTAAACTCGATGTCGGAAAGTGCCTCGTCATAGATGTCGCCCCATTGCTCGATCGCATAGGTCAGGCGCTTTTTCGCCTCATCCAAAATTGTTTTTTCTGCTTTGGTTGCCATTTATTAACCCATCCACGAATCGGAACTAGCGGCCACGAATTTTGGCATGATGCGCCCAGCGTTGTTGTTTTTCAAGCCATCGGCCACTAGACACAGGTAGCGGAAAGCGTCAGCCCCGTGAGAGTGGTCATCATGTATGGGCGCACTGGCCACCCCGTTTTTGCCAATTTTCCGGCGGTAGCGGCGCAGGTGTTCAAATAAAACCTGCACACCTTCTGACTCTGAATTGAACCAGATGCGCGGGAACACGAGTCGCGCGTTACGAATGCCGGCTTCCACGTCCACTGGCGGAATAGGCGGAAGCTGTGGCACGCTGCGGCCTGTTTGCCGTAGCACGGTGGCATCATCCCTGCCGGTCTGGTGGCGAGTAGCGTAGCCGTCATGCGGTAAGTAATCCTCGCCCCAGTTTAACGCCATGCCCGCCAGATCGCGCGCGTAATCGGTGACAATACGATGACTTCCTTCCAGATAGTCAATAATACGAATCTCGGAGGCCGCTCGCTGAACTAGAATAATCGCCATCGAGTCGCTGTAGCCCAAATCCCAGACAGTGTGAACTTTCAGCATCGGGTCATAAGGCACACGCGCAAGGCGGCCTTCGGCTTCCACCTTGGCGACTTCATTCGAGTATATCGCGCCTTCGACCGCCGGCAGGCAGTGGCCTTCCCAGATATGCAGATACTCTGCCTCCGACATCGTTTCTTTGGCTATTATCCGTTCGCGCTCCAGCACATCAGGGAAGAACGGGTTATCCGCGTGATTCATGGTAATTATTATTTTTTCAGAATCCGGCAGCGTGTTCGCCAGTTGATGAATAGGATCTGACTCTAGTTCGGGGTTGTATGTAGCCCAGATTTCCGAGCGTTCCTTGCGAATGGTCGGGATGAGTATTTTTAACGAGCGCTGGCTAATTGATTGCGCCTCTTCAATCCAGACCTTATCCACGGCCTCAAACGATTTAATGCTGTCGGCAGTTAGGTCTGACAATCCTGAAAACAGAATCAGCGAGCCGTTGCGACCTCGTATCTCAGTCAGCAATACCTCGTAAAATGCCGAGAGCGCCTCGTCTGACTTGATGATGTCCTCAAAAAGCTGATGCACGGACGTCTTGATTGACTTCTGGACTTCACGAGTGCAGAGAATGCGCAGCGGCTTGATAGAGGCTTGGATAAGAAGCGCTCTTGCTACGCCATGGCTTTTAGCGCTACCGCGCCCTCCGCGCAGGAACTTGTAGCGCTTGGGCTGAAATAGCGGTTTAATCTTTTCCGGAAGCTGCATCGATAAAACTCACGGTTAGGCCGGTCATCTTCTCACCCCCGGTTGTGTGGTCAATATTCTGGGTTTCGCGCCAGCCCATTTGTGACTTGCTCCACCAGATTGCGGCTGCTGTGTTTCCGCTAGTTGCTTGCTGAAACAAGGTCTTCCCAATCTGAGCATTAGCCTTCGCCTTGCCTTGGTCAAGCTCCTTGCGAAAATACTTAAAAAGCGTCTCTTTATGGATTCCGTCACGCACCAAGGCCGCTATCTGCTCGTAAGGAACGCCGAAACCCGCCATCGCCTCCACTTGCTCGCGCTCGCGTGATGTCGGCTCAAAAGGCTTACGGCCTGCTCCTTCTCGCGCACCGCCATTTTTACCGGTCGATTTTTCAGTCTGTTCTGGCGCTAGGCTTTTGGTTGGCCTTCCGCCTTTGTTGGTTTTACCGGTCATTACCACCCTCCAATTCCCCAAACTTTTGTCCGCTTTGCTCAAGCACCGCTTCTTTACCTGTGAATTGCATCCACCGCTTGATAATCACGTCGCAGTATTTTGGGTCTAGCTCCATAATATAGGCTATGCGGTTGGTTTTTTCGCAGGCAATCAGCGTGGAGCCGCTGCCGCCGAACAGATCGAGCGTGACGCTGTTCTTGTGGTACGTGTCGAGGATGTTAATTATCAGCGCGACGGGCTTTTCGCAGCTATGGACAGTCTTGTGAACCTTTGCCGCATCCCAGACATCGGCAGGTGCCTTGCTCGGGTAAACAGGCTTGCCGTTCAAGCAGAGATAGAAAGGCTCATGCTTTGGCCGCGAGTAGTAACCAATCCCGAAGTTGTTTTTAACCCAGATGTGCATGGCCTGGATTTTAAAAAACTTGCTTACCGACGCCTCAAATGCGCCAATCTTAGGCCAGCCCGTCCAGATGAAGGCGTATGTATCAGGCTTCATGCTGGCGAGGGCGGCAGCAAACACTGCGTCAAGGAACTCATTGAAGGCCTCGCCCTCAAGCGCATCGTTCAGGATCTTGCCATGCGTGCCGCGCTGCGGTGCGAAATCAATTCCATAAGGGGGGTCGGTGAACAGCACGTCCGCTTTATCGCCATCCATCAGCTTCTCCACCGCATCAATGCTCGTCGAATCCCCACACATCAACCGATGATTGCCAAGCAGCCAAATATCCCCCATCTTGGTCAC